TGCTCGTTACAGTTTATAATATCAGAAGCACCCTCAACAAAAAAAGAGTCTATCTGATCTTCTCTGTGAGTAAAAACAAAAGGAATAATGCCATAAGGATTAGGTATCTCACTCAACATCTTGCCTTCTTCATCCATTAGTCCATATTTTTCACTATCCCAGTACTCCCATTGCATATTATCCGTGTTGGATAGGTCTGCTGTATTATTTAGCAATGGATACACTATAGAACTAGGCACAAATGGATCATCGTCAAAGTAAACCTCAAAGTAATAGATAGGTCTATAGTCAAAGTAGCCATCTTTCCAATGAACTCTATTAGCAACAGTACCTAAAAGTCTAGTCATTCTCTCTGAGTGCTTCATACGAACATTTTTAGTTGGTATCAACTGCTCATAACGTTCTGTAGCATCACCTACGTTTCTTTTTGCTCCTAAACTGTAGATACGGCTTATCTTATTGATAAATTTTCTAGTAAAGTTGGTTACACTTGGTGGTATCTCTCTAAAAGCATCTCCACTAAAGTAATTGGTTATATATTGCTCCACAGAAACTCCAGAATAATAATCTAAATGCTTTCTTATCTCATTCCTTCTAGCATGAGAGATCATTAGCTTAGTTTCTAGTAATTTGTCTTTTAATACTCTTTGAATCATCTTTGAATCCTCTTCATTTCGTTATTCCTCATAGGAAACCTATTAATAATAAAATATCTGAAAGCATCGTTTCCATGATCATGGGTACCATCTTTTAATGGTTCTTCTTTTATTGGTTTCCCATCTTCGCTTTCAGGATACCTGTACTCCTCAAAATCTTCTATTAAATCTTTGCACTTTCTATCTACATGGACTCTCCTTATTCCATCTGCACTTTCAAAAAATCCTCTTGTGTATGCTATACTAGCAACAAGGTTTCTACTCATCCTATCTCTTGCTGATATAATCCTAATGCCACTACGTCTGAATATTTCCATATCTCCAGCACCACTCTGACCCTGAACGTTACTACCTGCAGGATCACCATAGTAAGACATGATAGGATAACCTTTGGTTTTAATCATCTTTATCAAATCTTCTGTTTTTATATTTTGCTTATGTAAAATAGAATCAAAAACTCTAATATGTTCTAGCTCTCCATCCCAATATGTCTGCATAAATAAAACTGCTGGCATACGATAGCCAAAGTCAATAGAGCAGTATGTAGGTAGGTTAGGATCGTATGGAAAATCTCCAGTATCTAAGTCTCTGTTGAAATCCCAAACTTTTCCTTCAAATACAGAGAACTCTGCTCCGAACTCTTGCCCAAAAAGTTCTTTAGACATATTTCTTTTTCTTTCAATTATAGCAGGATCGTTTAATCCCAATGGAAACTCGTGTTCATTTACCCATGATGGAGATGTATGGCTTTCCCACATTGGATCATCTACTCCTAACTTAAACAAATCATATATCCAGTTTCTACCTTCTGGTGTTGTTATAAATATAACTTTACCTTTTCTACCTGCAACTGTTGGAGATAAGTACATATCCCAAATCTTTTTATTCATTTTGGCAACCTCATCAATTACCAAGAGGTCTAAACCTTCACCAACAAGACTTGATGGATTATCTGCTGACATTCCCTCTACGATTGTACCCCATTTAAAACGAATGTACATATCTTTTTCTGATGCTTTGTCTACATCATCTGCATGACCAACAACCATACGTTGCCAAATCTCACGAAATATCAACCTAGCTTTTTTGTATGACATCCCTACCACCCAAATTCTTTTGTTTGGCTGAGATGCTACATAAGTAGCTTCCATTGCACTTGCCCAAGTCTTACCAAATCTTCTACCACATACCACCACTTGAAATCTGGCATCTTGCTTTTTAGGGTAATGCAAAGGCATTTGACCACTATGAGGTTTATATCCTAAGTAGTCAAACCACTTTTTCTTAAATTCGTAATTTTTTTCTTGCATTAGAATACTTAACTAACTTACATTATAGCATATCTTTAATGCAAGGATAATTCTTGCATAATTCATAACTCACTAAAGAGGTAAAAATGTCTGAAGAAACGACCATCGAGCCAGATGTAAAACAGGAAAACGTCACACAAGGCGAGAACAATGTACCTATTTCAAGATTAAATGAAGTTATTTCAGAAAGAAATGAACTTCGTGAGATGCTTGAATCATTTAAAAGCAAAGAGGAAGAAAGCAAAAGAGCAAAACTTCAAGAAGAAGAAAAGTGGCAAGAACTAAATGCAGAGCTTGTCAAACAACTTGATTCTTATAAACCTTACAAGGATAGATGGGATTCAATGGATAAAAGACTTCGTGAAGGTGCTTTAGCTCAACTTCCTGAATCGAAACGAGAAAAATTTGCCAATGTTGATACTGAGGTTCTTTTAAATATTGTTGAAGAGTTTACAGAAGTAGAAAAAGTAAACCCACCTGACACTAAAGGAACAGTTCCTACTGAACAAATAGGAGATTGGACTAAGATGTCTGGTGAAGAACGTAGAAAGAACTGGGGTACAATATTGGAGTCATACGTTAAAAGGTAAAATAAATGTCTAAACATTATCAAGGTAGTCCAGTTACTACCACAACTGACCAGCATTTTATTCCTGAAATCTGGGCAGATGGAATATATAAGTATTTTGAAAGAAAATCTGTATTTCGTGGATTAGTAGATGATTATTCTGCTCTTTTTGCTGGAAAAGGCTATGGAGATGTTCTTCATATTCCAGAAATGAGCTTAATAAGTGCATCTGATAAAGATGCTGGTGCTGATGTATCCTATGATGCAACTGCAACTACAGAAACACAATTAGTTGTTAATAAACACAAATATGTCGCTAAGTTGTTTGAAGATTTGACTTTGATCCAATCTGAAGCTGATTTAGTAGAAAAGTATTCAAGAATGATGGGTGAAGCTCTTAGCCGTCAAGTAGATGCTGATATATGGACTGAGCTACAAAGCTTAGAAGATTCATTAAATCTATCTGCTGATGATACTTTAACTGCTGGAAAATTTGAAGAAGCTTTGGCTACTTTAGGTGAAGCAGATATTCCTTACATGGATGGAGAGTGTGCAATGGTTGTTAATCCAACTCTATTTGCTGACATCTTAAATCCTTCTGCTGGTATTGCACAGTACTTCATCAGAAATGATGCTGTTGGCGAAGGAAACAGAGGTTTACGCTCAGGTCTTGTTGGATCACTTTACGGAATTGATGTTTATATGTCAAATACTGTAGATACAGCCAACGAAGGTGGAGCAGGTGCCAACACAATTAGTGGAGCTATCTTCCATAAATCAGCCGTAGCTTTTGCTTCTCAGCAAGATGTTAGGGTGCAAAGCGAATATTCGATTGATGCTTTAGGTACTAAAGTAGTCGCAGATTTGCTTTATGGTGTAAAGAGAATAGACGATACAGATAATAAGAAAGGTCTTAAAATCCGTAACGCTTAATTAGTGTTCTTAAAATATTGGGGGTGTATTTATTATGCCCCCAATAACATGAGGTTAATATGCAATATTGGAAACATAAAAAATCAGGTAAAGTAGAAAGAATTGAAGCAACAGTTGTATTTCATCATCCTGAAAAATTAGAAGAACTCAAGAAAGATTATGAACAAGTAAATGGAGCAGATAATTGGACTCCATATAAAGAATCAGTTGAGGAATCTTCAGAAGAAGAATAAATAAATAATCACAAGTCTCGTTCACGCTTGTGTCATAGCTTAGAGAGGGAGAAAAATGGCAGACCTACATACACATTCAGTACAAGAAGCAGTAAACGCTACAGTTGGGGGTTCATGGACAGTATCCACAGCAGGAACAGCAGGAAGTTCAGCAGACGTAGCAAACACATCACATAAACTATTATTAGGTAGCACATCTACATTAGGGGTATATTCAGCAGTAGAAATATATTATAACTTTACTACATCTGAAACAAACGTAAATGCTAGTAATGATTTACTAATACCAGCTAATACACAATTTTTTATTACAGTACCTAGAGGGTTAGGCAATACTGTATATTTTAATTTCAATTCTACTAGCACTACTACAGGTGCAGTAAGAATGGTGGAGATTTAATATGTTTGGATCAATGGGGCAAACCAATGTCAAAAATCTTGGCAATGGTGGAACAATGGATGGGGATGTCACTATTACAGGTGACTTAACTGTTTCAGGTGGCATATCATTAAGTTTAAATGAAGTACTGCAAGGTACTTCTACAATAGATATAAATAGTACAGAAGCACTATTAGTTAGAAAAGATGGAGATGGTGGTGATGTATTTAAAGTAGATACCACAAATTCTAAAGCTACTGTTGGGGGCAATTTAGTTGTTACTAAAGCTGAATCTTCAGCAAGTGAATTTATAAGTGCATTAGAAATAAACAGAGACTTTGCAAG